CGGAGTCCCACCGGCCGCGCCCATGCCGCCGCCGCCGTTGAACTTGCTGATCGACGGGATGATCTTCCCGGACTGGTTGGGCACAAACACCTCGGGCCGCTTCTCACCGACGATGTACGCCTTGCCCGCCGTCACCGGGCCACCGGCCGCCTTGTAGCCGCCGATGCGGTGACCGAGGTTGTCGAGCCGCTCCGTGCCGGTGACGCTGACGTGCACCTCCACGGTCTTGCCGTGGACGCCGCCGATTTGGCCCTTGAGCGCGGCAATCCGGGCGGCGGCGTCGTGGGTGTTCGCGTAGAAGTCGATCTTCTTGGGCTTGAGCAGGCCCATCTCGTCGGCCAGGTGGTTGGCCTCGGTGGCGGTCTTGCCGAACTTCTCGGCGAGCCTGACGAACTCGTCCCGGTTGCGCGCAGCTATCCCCGCTGCAGCCCCGCCCTCGCCGTTGACCTTCACGTACGCGTCGTACGTCGCCACCAGCTTTTCTGCCACGCCGGACAGGGCCTTGCGGTTGTCGCGGCCCTTCTGGGTGTTGATGTCGAGGGTCTTGCCGTTTTCCTTGATCGCCTTCTCTGCGTCCGCTTCAGCCTGCGCGACGTCGGTCTGCGAGTCGTAGAGACTGCGACCCTTGGCCGCGGCCTCGTCCATCTTGTCGGCGTAGGTCTGCATCTGCTGGCCCGCTTTACCGGCGGCCTCACCGGCGGACATCACGGCCGTCTTAAGCAGTGCCTGGGCGGTCCCGGCCGCAGAGGCCTTGACGCTGGTCCACTTCATGGCGTCGTTCAGGCCAAGCAGCTTCTCCGCACTGTCGACCCAGATGTGCGGCAGGACGGTGACCGCCCCGTACAGCTCGGTCAGGCCACGGACCAGGTAGCCGACACCCACGATGGTGCCGCTGGTCGCGTCCGTCAGATCCTTCAGGGCCTTCGCGGCATTCTCGGAACCGCCGGAGATGACCTCCAGGGATTTCCCCGTCGCGACGCCGATCTCGGTGAAGCTCGCGCCAAGCTGATCGATGACCGGCTTGCCCTTGGTCACCAGCGCGTCGATGCCCCGCACGATCCCGCCGACCGCGCCGATCACACCGTCCTCAAGCGGGGCCAGGAAACCGGACGACTTCGAGAAGATGCTCTTGATCTCCCCGTCCATGCCCTTGAACGCGCCCTCGATCTTGTCGATGCCCTGCAGCACCGGCTCGACGAACGGCGCCGCGTCCTTCTCCAACTGGCCGAGCAGGTTGTGGCCCAGCTCCGTGCCGGCCGCCTTAACCCGCGGGTCCTTCGCGGCCAGAAGCACACCGCCGAGCACCCCGCCGACGCCGGCCGCGCCGATCACGGCGGCGGAGATCGTGGCGCCGATGAGCGGGGCGGCGGCCGCGATGCCGACGGCCAGGACCGGGCCGACCTTGGCGTTCTCGATGGCGTCGGAGATCGTGTTGCTGAACGTCTTCTCGAACTGCTTGGCCTCACCGGCGTCGGGGATGAGGTCCTTGAGGACGTTCTTGTTCTTCTTGAGCTTATCCAGCTCGGACCGGGTCTGCCGGATCCCCTTCGACAGGTCGGCCCGGTCGGCGGCGGTCTCGGCCTCGGCGAACGCAACGGCCAGTTTCTCCAGCTCGCGCTCGCACAGCTTGATCTCGCGGTCGAGGTGCTCGACGTGCTCGGCCGCCGTCCGGGACGACTTGCCGTACCGCTCGACCTTGTCCTCGGCGCGGTCGGCTTCCTTGCCGAGGTGCTCGGCGCTTTTCGCCGCGCCCTCGGCGGAGTCGCCGACGTCGTCCAGGTTCTTCGCCGCCGAACTGGTCGCCGGGCCCGTCTTGTCCCGGGCGAGCAGGTCGAAAATCAGCTGGCGGTCGGCCATGGTTCACCTCCCTTTCGACGCGCGCAGGAGGTGGTCGCGGTGCAGGGCGACCTGGTCGAGGGTCCAGCTGTACAGCTCGGACGGCATGACGCCGTGCTGCAGGAAGAACGGCTCCAGGCCGGCTAGGAGGTAGCGGACTCCGTCGCGGGCTCCGGCGAGGAGCTCGATTCCGGCGTCGGTTGGTCCTCGCCAGAGTCCAAAGGGGTCTCGTCTGGTACCGCCTCCCAGACCGTGGTGAGCACGATCGGGTCGAACTCCGCCCATTCGACCGGGTGGCCGGCGACGTGCATCGAGACCCACAACGCGGCGAACTGCCCCCACATCGACTTGTCGTGGACTCTTTCGATGAGATCGACGAACCGCCGACCCAGCGTCTCCTCGATCTCGATCAGCTGGCGTCCCCGGAGGCGGGTGAGAGCCACCTCATCCCAGGTCCACCAGCGGTCGCCGTACGCCGCGACGTCGGCTTCGGCGGTGAACTTCCACCGCATAGGCGCCCACAACTCCAGGCCTTCGGCCACGTGCTACTCCTCGCTTAGGCGCTGCGTGAAGTCGTCGAGGACGACCAGCAGCTGCTTCTCGGCCGCGTCGGCGGCGTTCTTGGTGCCGCGGTCGTAGAAGCCGGAAGGGATGGCGGTCACGGCCCACGTCTTGCGCCGGCGGCCGAAGACGGGGTGCCGTAGCTTCCCGGCGTTCAGCGACGGCAGGTCCCGGTTCTCCGCCTTGCCCTTCGCGGTAGTGGTGAGCCGCACCGACGCCTGCGTCCGGCTGGCCCGTAGCGTCCGCCGGTGCTTGAGGCTGCTGGTCAGAGTCGGCTCGTAGCCGGACGGCGCGACTGCGGCGGCCTCTTTGTTGATCGACTTGCCGATCGGGTCGACCGCCTTCGTGAGCGCCCGGCCCATCTCCCGGCCAAGACCCGCGTCGCCGAGCGCCTTGATGTGCTTGGCGAGCGCGTGGATCTGGTCTGCGCCCGAAATCTTGACGTCCATCAGGTGAGGTTGCGGGCGATACCGTCCGAGTCGGACAGCGGCCACGAGATCTGCGCGGTAGCGAGCTCGCCGACGCCGTTTCCGAACGGGTTGTGCTGGTTCGGCAGATAGCTGCCGACATACTCGGGGTTGGTCGCCGAGATCGCCGCGGTGGTGGCCCGCACCTTCACGACGACCGGCGCGCGGGTCGCGTGCGCGGTGTAGAGGGTGACGTCCGTGGCGCTGGCCGCCATGTCCTGGTTGAAGGTGACGCCGAGCGTCGAGTCGCCGAGGCCCGCGATCCGCGAGCGGGCGGTGTCGCCGAACGCCGTGTCCTCCAGGGCCTCGTACTCCAGCGGCAGCGCGACGTTCGTCGCGAAGCCGGACATGACCACCGCGTTGATCTCCAGGCGGAGATCCATCAATGCAAACGCGCTCAAGGCGGGTTCTCCTTACCTGAAGCCTGCGGTGCAGGCGATCGTGTGCGTCCCAGTTACGGCCGTGACGCGCAGCCGGTACCAGGGGTCGGTGATCGGGCCGGCCACCCTGGTCCCCCAGGTGCCGCCGATCGTGGTGATCGGGCCGAACGTCATGCGGGTCGTCGCCGCGCCGAACGTGTTGTCCGGCGCCGACTCGAGCACCGCGGTGATCGTGGTGCCGACCGCGAACTCGTGGAAGATCGCGTACAGGAACTGCCCGGCGGCGACCGCGCCGAGCTGCTGCGCCGTGCCGGTCGCGCCGGTCGCCGACACATTCGCCTTCGTCTTGACGACCCGCCCACGGATTCCGGCGACCGAGGCGAGGCCAGTGCCGCGCGCCGCCTGGCCGGTCAGCCGGTAAGGGGCCACGTCGCCGACCTGACCGAACAGCTCGTAGTTGAACGCCCGGACCCGGTACAGGTAGGCGGGCGAGGATTCGATGCCGTCGTGGGAGTTGGAGACCGGCTGCGACTGGCCGCCCAGCGCGGCGAACGCGACCGGGTCGACCGCGGCCGCACCCGCCTGCCAGAAGCCCGCCACATCCAGCTGGACGGACTCCAGCCCGGCGACGCGCACCCGGGCAGGGGTGGTGTTCGTGCCCGGCTGGAACGGGGTGGCGTCCAGGGCGTCGTACGCCATGGCCAGTGCCGTCGAGTTCAGGTCGCCGGTCATGTCGTACCCGGCGAACCAGGTCTGAACGTTGTTGGCCGCGAACGAGGTCACGTCACGCCTCGGTGGTGCGCGTGGCCTTGCTCGCGGCCGCGGCGGGCTTCTCGATCGCCGCGATGAACCCGGCGTAGACCAGAGACACGATGCTCGTCTCGGCCGGGTCGAGCCACACCGAACCCGCGGAGATCGTCTCGCCAGTCTTGGCGCAGGCGATGCCCAGCTCCTCCGGGTCGACGCCGAGGGCGCGGTGGTCGATGACGACGTTCCACTCCTGGAACTCCGGCCCGCACTCCGCGACGTAGCAGGGACGGCACCAGCGGATCGGCCGTTTGCCGGTACCGATCGCGATGCGGCCGTCCTCGTTCTTGCAGAATTTGATCTCCACTGCGGAGCCCTTTCAGCTGGTCATGGTCATCAGGCCGACCGCGAGGGTCAGGATGGAACCGGAACCGTCGTCGTCGGTCCAGTTGTCGAGCTCAACCCCGTCGACCGTCGCCCTGATCAGCTCCGTCAGGCCGCCGAGGGTCCAGTTCGCGGCGATGTAGTTCGCGATCACGTCGCCGATCTCCACCGCCCGGGCGTCGGTCGCCTCCGAAGTGGAGTTCGGCCTGTAGACCCGGATATGCAGGGCCAGCGTCAATGTCTCGGACCGCTTCACCCGAGCGCCGCCGGCGAACGCCTTCAACTCGACTGGGCCCGCGACCTGGCCGCCGTAGACCAGCTCGCGCTTCACATCCTTCGTCGGCGCGGAGTAGACGACCTGGACCCCCTGCAGCAGCGGCGCGAGCGCGCCGTCCTTGCCGACCAGGTAGGCCTTCGCCGAGGCCGCGACACTCACCGCTGCGTCCCGTGGAACAGCGCCCCGCGCTGCGGCGCGTACGTCAGCGTCCGCGACGCCGGCACCGCGCGGCCGGTCGCCCCGCTGCCGGTGGAACGGCGGGAGTAGCGGCCGTACGCGGCGTCGACGCTCGGGACGCCGGTCTTGAACGCGCCCGGCATGTCGAGCCGGTAGGTGCCGCCGTTCTCGACGGTGAAGCTCGACGTCCGATCCGGGACGCCCTGCTTCGGGATGTTCAGCACCGTCCGCAGCCGAACGAACGTCTGCCGGACCAGGTCGGCCGGCGGCCGGTCGAGGCCGTATTCGAATTCGACGATGATGTTGCCGCGGCCCTCGGTGAAGATGTCGCCCGAGGTCCGGATGACCGTGCCGTCGTCGGCGACGTCCAGGGCGGCCAGCTGGCCGGCCGTGAACGCGACGAACGTGCCATCCAGGGCGTTGGCCATCTTCACCGAGCGGATCGTGCGGACCGAGGCGACGGAGCGGCCTGGCTGCGAGTGCTTCAGCACCAGCCGGGTGCTGCCGGTGCCGTCGAGCACCACCCGGTCGTAGCGGGGCACGAACGCCTGGTCGCAGATGTGCTCGCACTCCACCTCGACCTCGAGGCGCCCGGCGACGAGGTCGGCGGTCGGGTAGTCCTCGGTGTCGGCCAGGACCTCATCGGAGTTCCGGGCCTCGGCCAGGGTGAACAGGAACCCGCCGACGATCTCCGCGTAGGTGGTGGTCGTGGTGGCCGACCCGCCGATCGTCGCCGACCAGACGACGGTGAGCTTGGCCAGCGCGGTCTGCGCTGGCAGGACGAAGCTGTATATGCCGGTCGTGCCGTGCGTTGCGTTCCCGGAGGCGACCGCGGCGCCGGTGGCGTCGGTGACCGCGTAGGTCACCGCGGTGGAGGAGTCGGTCGGGGTCTCGTCGAGCAGGAACGCCGTCATCAGCGTGCCGGCGCTGTTCTTGGCGATCCGGGTGAGCGCGGTGGGCTTCACCTTGGTGTCGGCCGGGATGACCGTGAAGTCCCCGTAGGCGACGTCGACGACCGCCCCGGACACGTCGACCTTGTACTTCCACGGGCCGGACAGGTCCCCGGTGAACGTGTCGGCCTGGTAGGTGCCGGTCGAGATGCGCGTGACCGACGGCGAGACGGTGGACCCGTCGGGCTTCGTGACCGTGAAGACGACGGTGGCGTCGGTCAGGTCCCCGTCACGGTTGTAGACCAAGTGCTTGAGGTTGACGCCGTCGCCGCGATCGTAGGTGGTCATCACACCTCCAGGTCTCGGCCGGAGGACTGGGTGACCAGGTCCCGGTTGCGGGTGATGGTGGTGATGGTCGGACCGGGAGCAGACGTCACCGGCGCCAGCACGGTGGAGGGTGTTCCCAGGTGGATCGGCACAGCGATCCCGGAGGGCGCGGCGGCCAGGATGTAACCGACCGTCGGCTGGCCGAGCCCGACCGGCACGGCGACGCCGGTCGGGACTGCGGCCGGGATGGCCGCGGCCGGCTGGCCAAGGGTGACCGGAACGGCTGTCCCGGCCGGCGCCGCTGTCAGGCCCAGCGCAACCGTGGGCGTGCCGATGCCCAGCGGGACCGCCACCCCGTTGGGCGCCGCCGACGGGTTGCTCAGGCTGTAGCTGAAGCCGGGCGGGTCGTCGGCGTCGACAGTCGTGCCGCTGATCGCACTCTGGTTGCCGCCGCCGCCCGTGTCGTCCGTGACGTTGGTCGCCGTGCTGGCCTGGTTGAAGCGAGCCATCCACCCGGGCGACGCCGCGAGCACGGCGGCCGCGGACAGCCCGAACGTGGCCTCGATCGTGGCGTCGTTCAGCACCGACGACCAGGTGGCCGCGACCGCTATCGACCCGCGCCAGCCCGCCCCGGCCACGAGCGTGTCGATTGGCCCCGTGCCGTCGCCGACATTGGCGTTGTTGTCCGTGTGCGACCACGCGCCCGAGAGGTCCCACACGTGAATGCGAGGCAGCACGTTGCCGGACGCTTTCGTGGCGACATACCAGCGCCATGACGTCGACAGGCCCGCCACGCCGGCGCCGAAGTCGTTCTCCATGAACAACTTCGCGCCACCGTTGTTGCTGGTGAGCAGTGACCAGATCGGGCTGGCGCCGTTGAGCCCACGCAGAGCCCGGCCAGTCCACCCGGCCGTGGTTGCCGCCTTGGCGAGCACGGCGATGGTGATCGGCCCTTGGTCCGGCGCGGAATTGCCGACGGAGAAGGTGATGCTGTCGGCTCCGCTGGTCGGATCGAAGGACCGGCTCACCGATCAGCCCAGCTTGAAAATCTTGTTCGTGCCGTTGTCCCAGGTGATCGGCGTCGACCCACTACCGGGCTGGATCGGCAGGCCGGTGCCGGTGTCCAGCCAGGCAATGACCCGCTGCGAACTGGCCGCCACGTCGGCGCCGCCGGTGACCGCGCTGGCCTGGAAGACCAGGATGCCGTGGTCGGTGGCGTTCGCCGTCGTGGTGACCGTGGTATCGGCGGCGTCGAACACCCCGCTGGTCACCGACACCGAGGACAAGGCCACGCTGGTGCCGTTCACGGTGCCGCCGGCGCCGGTCACGTCGCTGACGAAGGTGTGGCTCGCCGAGTACGTGTAGCCGCGCACGAAGCTCGCCTTGATGGCGGCGGTGTCCAGGTCGATCAGCCCGGAGATCAGGCCCTCCAGGGCCTTGGGGTAGACCGCGTTGCTCATGAAGAGCTAGCCACCGTGGCGGTCACCGCTGGCGACGACCCGCCCGAGAGCACGGTGAGATTGGCGCGGACGTAGCGAACCGGCCGCCCTTCCACGAACGCGGCGGCCGTCGGACCGGAACCGCTGGCCGTCGCGAGCGTGGTCCACACCGCTCCGTCATGCGAGCCTTCCAGCGCGACGTTCATCGTGCCTGGACTCCCGGTCACGGCCACGATCACGGCGTGACTCGACAGAACCTCTTCGAGATCCTTCTCGATGCCTGTGCCAACGCCCGTAGCCCCGACGAGAGATGTGAATGGAAGCACTGCGATCACCCGATCCTTACGTGGCCCTGAATGGCCTGTGATGCGGTGAGGTGGATGCCGGTCTCGCAGCGGGCGCCGTCGGCGATGTCGATGTGCTGGAAACCGTTCGCGGCGAGCGTGAACGACGCCAGCACCGTGCCGGACGCCGAGGTGTTGTCGTAGACCACCACCGCGGCGCCGGCCGTCGAGCCGATCGACAGGCCCCGGTATGTGCACTGCCCGGATACGACAGTGCCCGTGCCGGTGACGTTGATCGGCCGGGCCTGGGCGGTCACGTCAGCGCCACCGGCCGGTCAGCATCAGCGTGCCGCCGGGGGCGAGCAGGCCGGAGCCGGACGTGGTGATCTCCACCGACAGGACATCGCCGGCGGCCGCCTGAAGGTCGGAGGCGGTCGACGACAGCGTGATCGTGACCGGGGTCGCCTTGGCCGCGTTCGTGCCGTTGGAGTACGGGATCGCCGTGCCCCACTGCACGGTGCCCGCGCCGGCCGCGCCGCGGTTGAACATCGAGAGGGTGAAGAAGTTGGTCGCGGCGCCGGTGATCGCCGCGCCCCATACCATCGACGCCGAGACGATCTGGAAGTTGTTGGGCACGACGAACGACCCGCCGCCGGCCGCGCCGGCCGCGACCTGCGGCACGGCGATCGCCAACGGGATCGAACCGCGCAGCTCCTTGAGCAGCATGGATGACTCGCTTTCTCCCTGATCTAGGGATCACGGGGAACCCCCGGCGCCCGCCGGGGGTCCTAGGAGCGGAGGTGGATTACTGGGTGCCGCGCTGGAAGCCGCGGTGCTCGAGGATCGCGCCGGAGTAGATGTGGCGGATCTTGTAGGTGAGCGTGTCCGCGTTGAACATCGAACCCACCGACGGGTCGGACTGCGTGAACAGCTCCGGGTCCTGGCGGCCGTTGTAGAAGCCGACCTCGATCGTCGGGCACAGCGACGGGTCCGCGACCAGGAACCAGTCGTTCGCGTCGGTGTCGTAGTCCAGGACGATCAGGTTCATGCTCTGGTGCAGGTTCGGAGTGTCCGACGGGCCGGCCGGGGTCGACGGGACCGCCACGGCCGAGCGGGTCAGCTGGAAGCCGAGCTCCTCCAGCTCGTTCGGCACGATCAGGGTCTGCGGCACCAGCGACAGGATGTCCGAGGTGTCGCCGTACGCGGTCTGGTCGCGCATCTTCGCGCGCAGCTGCGACAGCGTCGACTGGCCCAGCGCCACCGCGGTGGTGTTGCCGTGGCCGGCGGCGAACAGCGCGGTCGAGTCGTACGAGCAGTTGGGGTTCGTCAGGATGAAGTCCCAGACGAAGTTGTGCAGCGTCCGCGCCGCCGCCAGGCCGAGCTTGCCGGGGATGTTGGAGATCGCCCGCACGTCATCGTTGGCGATCATCTCGAAGGTGATGTCCTCCGTGCCGCCCTTCTTGGCCAGCGCGTAGGTGATCTCCTCGTTGCCCGGCGAGGTCAGCGGCTGGTACGGGGCGCCCTGGGCGACCGTCGGCAGGGTGCCGTAGCCGCCGACGCGGTCGATCCGCTGCTGCCGGAAGTCGCTGACCGGGATGGTCGACGAGACGATCTGCCGCCACGTCTGCAGCGACGGGTGGGCGTAAGCGGCGACCAGGCGCCGAGTGATCGAGTCGCCCAGCACCAGGTTCCACGTGGTGGAGTTCATCGACTCCGTCGACCGGTCGCCCGAGTCGTACAGGTTGCCGATCGACTCGCGCATGATGCGCTTGTTGAGGTCGTCGTCCCAGCTGGTCTGCCGGTAGCCGGTCATGTCCAGGTACGCCTGCTTGAAGGAGTGGTACCCCTTCGAGTAGTCGCGCTCGAAGAACGCGTCGAGCGCGGCCTTCTTCTTGTCGAACGCCTCCTGGGTGACCTGCGCGGTCACCGTCGGCGCAAGGCCGGTCCGCTCGATCATGCCCATCGCCGTCTTCAGACTCGCGACCCGGGCATCCACGACGTCCTCGGTGATTCGGTCCGGCAGCTCGGCGGCGAGGCTCTCCACGACCTGCGCGGGCAGGCCGGCCGCGGTCACCTTCTCCTTGATCATCAGGCCGCCCAGGAAGGACGCCTTCTCCAGGCCCTCCGGCTTCGGCGCCGGGGCGGCCTCGCTCGAGCGCTGGAGACCGACCGCGGCGAGGTCCTCGGGCGTGGCGGTCTTCAGCGCGGCGAGCACGTCGGTGGTCGTGACCACGTCGGACTCCTTGCTCTCGTTGATATTGATGTCGATCTCGATGCCGCCCGCGAGGACGCGGGTTGCCATTCCTCCGGCGGCGGGTTCTGCGACCACGTCGGCGGAGTTGACTTTGGTGATGGCCGTGACCTCTTGCATGCGGCGGCCGCCGACGGTGCTGGCCTTCGATCGGGTCATCGCGTCATGCGAGATCCCGACCAGCGGCGGCAGCCCCTCGTCCTGTGCGGCAATCGACGCGTCGAGGGCTTCGGCGGTGTGCTTAGCGCCGGGCAGTAGGTGCAGGTCGGCGTAGAGGCCATCTGCGGCGGCCTCGATGTTGCGGTAGGAGCCGACCAACCCGGTGATCGTCCCGGAGCGCAGTTCCTCCACCGTGCGGTGATGGTCGTAGGACCTCGCCCCGTCATAGAGCGCGGCGGCCTCATGCAGCACCTTCGCCGAATAGCGGCGGCCGTTCAGGCTGTCGCCGGCCTCGATGATCCGCACCCGGAAGACCCGGTTGCCGTCCGCGTCGGTGCCCTTGGCTTCGATCGCCCGGCCCGAGGTCTGCTCGAGTGCGCGGCCCTCGGCCAACTCGACCGCCTCGGTCGCGTCCAACTCGTCGTCCTCGACGGGGTACTCGTCGGCGGCCGGCATGGTCGGGCCGCCGCCGGCGGCCGGGACATACCAGGTCTGCGCGACGACCTCGGTGGGCTGATCCAGCTGAGCCTCGCCGGTCGTGCCGGCCTCGGTGAGCGTGTAGCCGGCCTGCCAGGTCTTGCCGTCCCACTCGAACACCACGGCCGCGTCGGTGAAGTCACACACCCACGCGTACGCGTACGGGCTCTCCGACTGGACCTTCGCCCAGCTGGTCACCGCCCGGTTCAGGATCTCCCGGGTGTCGCCGGTCGAGCGCTGGCCGTCGATCGCCTCCCGCGCCTTGCCCTTGACCGGGGCCTTCTTCGCCGGGGCCTTGGCCTTCGGCAGCGACTTCGCGGCCACCAGCTTGGCCAGCAGCTTCGGCGTCACCTTCCCGTCGGCCGGCAAGCCGAGACGACGCTGCGCCGCCTTGATCGCCTGCGTCGTCTTCGGGCCGAGCTTTCCGTCGAGGACCAGCTTCTTGCCGCGCGAGTCCGTGAGGCCGAGCCGGGTCAGCGCGGACTGGAGCTTCTTGACTCGCGGGTCGCCGCCCTTGCGGCCGTAGCCGGCGCCGCGGCCGGACTTGGCATCGAACGACAGGGTGCCGTTGTCGCCGTACGAGGCGCGCTTGCGCTTCGTGCCGCTCGTCTTCTTGGCCGGGCTCGCCTTGGTGTTGCTCGAGGAGCTGCCGCCGGAGGTGAACTCGCCGCCGCCAGCAGAGCCGGCCGCGGCGCGCGGGTGCAGGTCCTCCATCCACGCCTCGGCCGCCGGCTCCGCCTCGTCCTCGTAGAAGGACTCGATGACGGCCTCGACCGCCTCGGCGACCTGGTCGTCGTCGAGTTCCACGCCGTCGACCGCCTCGGTGAGCGCGGCGAGGATCTCGTCCGAATCGTCCGGGGCAGCCTCGCGGACCAGCGCGGCCGCTTCGTCGATCCAGCTCACCGGTTGGACCGTCGCTTCGGCGCGGGCTTCTCGGTCGATGCCGCGTCTTCGGCGATCTCCTCGGCGAGGTCGACCACATCCTCGAGCGACTCGCGAATCACCTCGTCAGGGTCGTCCGGCGGCTCGATGCCGAAGACGAGTTCCCCGTCGTTGCGGATCAGCATCCATTGCCAATCGTGGGTCTGGACCGCCACGCCGTCGGCGACGAGGACCACTTTGGTGACCTCGCTCGGCTTCATGCCGAGACGGCGGGCAACCTGCTCGATGTCGCTCACGGGCATCTCCTCACACCGCTCGCAGATTTCGTTTCGCTTCGTCGACCGCGGTCGCGACGTCGTCCGGGTTCGCCTTCGGGGTGTCGAGCTCGTGCACGTACGGCACGCCGACGTAGTCCTCCCACGCCTTCCGGGCCGCCGTCGCCGCGGCGCCCTTCGAGAGCGCGCCGATGTTGACGAGGTTCTCCAGGCCCGTTGACAGGTTCAGCAGCACCTGCGCGGTCAGCTGGCTGTCGCTCGCGGCGATCTCCGGGCCCGTCACGATGACCGCCTGCGACGCCGGGATCTGCGTCACCGTGCCCGTACGCGGGTCGGTCGCCTCGACCATCTTCGGCAGCCGGCCTGCGGCGACCGCCCGGTCGACGGAGAACCGCGTCAGTTCGGTCTGCTGCGCGATCCACGTCTTCTGGATGCCGCCGACCCGGCGCCGGACCGGCTCGGCCATCGTCAGCGACGTCGCCCGGTTCGCGTCCTCCGGCTCGGCCAGCCACGTCTTCGCCAGGCCCGTGCCGGAGGCGATGTTCGTCAGCACCGACCGGTTCGCGGCCGAGTCCTCGAACGCTCCCGACGACACGGTCTGCGGCTTCCATGTGACCGCGTCGTTGTGGACCTCGACGCTGCCCGACGGCGGATGGTGCAGGCCGCCGCGCGCCGCAACGAACTCGTCGACCTTGTCTTGGCCGCCGGCCACCGAGACGTCCCAGACCATATATCGGGCCAGCGCGGTCCGGTCGATCAGGTTCGACAGCACGGTGTCGTAGGAGTCGAGCCAGTCGAGCACCGGTGTCAGGAACGGCATGCCGCGGGTGTCGGTGTCCAGGGTCCGCCAGGGCGCCCAGAACATGGCCTCGCCCTCGCGCAGGCCGGTGGCGTCGTTGACCTGCGCCAGGTTCCAGACGATGCCCTCGTTGTCCCGGCCGGGCAGCAGCACCTGGTCGGGCCACAGCGGGTTGCCGAAACGGCAGGAGACGTCCTCGATGTTCGCTGGATCGACCGGGGCGAACCGCACGACGCCGGAGGTCGGGCCGACGAGGAGCTGGTAGAGCTTCTCGCCGAGCAGCAGCTGCGAACGCAGCGACACCTCCTGGATACCGCCGAGGTTGTTCGCCGGGTCGTCCCAGAACTCCTTGACAACCTCGGCGACCTGATCGTTCGACGCCTGCCACGTCACGCCCTTGTCGCCGACGCAGAACGCCGTGTACGTGTCGACGACCGCCGCGGCCATCGGGTTGCTGCGGTACGCGGTGACGCTATAGACCCGGGCCTTCTCCCGCGTCCAGTACGGCACCTCCCGGTTGCCCGCCTTGCCGGCCAGCTTGTACCCGACGTCGCCGTCGATCGGGTCGCGGCCGTACGAGCCGAGCATGCTGCCGGTCGCGACCACCTGATCGGCGGTCGCCTCGACAATCCGCGCCGGCCGGGCCGGGACGAGCCACGGCCTCATGCCGACCGGGCCACCGCGAGCGCGGGCTTCGCCGGCTCAGTCGCCGACGCCTCAGCCGCGGCCTGGGACTGCGCGATGTAGGCCAGGCCGACCGCGACCACGCCGCCGGCCAGCACCGACCACCACCAATTCCCGGTCAGCCCGCCGACCGCGAGCACCACCGCGAGCAGCCCGGCCACGCCGAGGAGGTTCGCGAACAGGCCGGACGGAATCCGCGGCACGTTGATCCTGATCTCCATGCTGGGACTCCTCACAGCTTCAGCCGGCCGCCCGGCCGGAACATGCCGGTCGAGCTGGTGATGGTCGTGTTGATCGCGCCGATCTCGACGCGCTTGACGGCCAGGTGCCGCCACCGCTGCAGACCGGCCAGGGCCAGCGTCGCGGCGACCAGCGGCGAGATGTCCGCGGAGGCGATCTTCCGGCCCCAGCCCCACAGGCCGTCACCGAGCGGCCGGGACTTCGCGCCGTCGATCGCGACCGTCAGATCCTCCTGGCCGAGGTGGACCAGGCCGGCCTGCCGGACGGTGTCGGTGAACGTGCCGCACGCGGCGCCGTACTGCGGGGCCGTCGGAATCCACAGCTGCCCGCGCTGCGGGCCCTTCCGCGCGTCGCGGTCGTCGGTCTCCGGCGGCATGCGCACGATGCCCGCACGCTCCAACGGCAGGATCAGCGTGCCCGCACCGGACTTGTCGTCCAGCACCCAGCACACCGGCTTCAGCCGCTCGTTCAGCTCCAGGAGCCGCGGCAGGATCCAGTCGATCCCGTCGCCGTGGTCCAGCCGCTTGACCCGCGGCAGACCCTCCGGGGTTTCACCGACCGCGACGATCGCGCCCGCGGTCCGGCTCGGCGTGATGTCCACGGCCAGCGCCACGATGTCCCCGCGCGGCCCGTCCGGAACCTTGAGCAGCTCCCACTCCTCGACCGTAGGAACGTTCGGGTCGCGGGACAGGTCCCCGTCGTCGCGGCCGATGTTCAGGTACGCCCGGTCGAACTCCTCGAGCTCGGCCGCGTACGTCTCCAACTCGGCGAGGATCGCCGGCTCGGTGACCGTGTGCCGCCACTCCTTCGAGCACCGGCACCGACCACGCACAGGCGCCGGGCACAGCGCGGGCATGCACGTCAGCCAGGTCCCCCGCGAGTCGCGGGGCATGCCCGGCAGGGCGCACCAGTCGAGGAACGCCGTCGTCGACTTCTCGCCCGCCTCGAGGCGGGCGCGGCCGGCCTTGCGCATCTCGTTGAACGGCACCGACGCCGAGGTGCCGGCCGTCGAGAGCCGCCACTTCTGCGCGTCCGCCCGGGTGATCATCGCCGGGCCGACCGCCTGATCCGAGCGGTGATCGACCTGCGCGAAGTACTCGTCGAGGAACGCCGCGTCCAGGACCTTGCCGTGACCGGCGATCTGCGTATTCGCCAGCAGGCTGTGGATACTCCCGTTGCGCCACAGGAACCCCTGCCGCGCCGCGCCCTTACGGACCCGGAACTTCCCCTTCAGCGCCACCGACGACTCCAGCATCGGCAGGTGCTCGTCTTCCCACTTCTCCAGCGCCGCCACACCGGTCTGCGCGCCGTACACGATCCGCTGCCTCGGCAGGCGCAGCGCCCGCCACACCGCCGTCGGCAGGATCAGCGACGTCTTCCCCGACTGCCGCGGCACCGTGATGTCGACGCCCCGGTATGCGAGCAGCCCCGTCTCAGGGTCGACCTCCAGCGCCACGTCGGCCGCGTACCGCTGCCACGGCATCAGCGGCGTCCCCAACGCCTTCGCGATCTTCGCGACCTTCCCGCCGAACGTCGGCCGGCTGAAGTCCCGCATCGTGCCCCACCGCGGCGGGCACGTCAGACCGTAGTGCTCGTAGAGCAGCTGCTGGTCAGTCTGGTTCATCGAGGTCGCCGAAGTCGTCGTCATCCCCCGACGGCTTCTCGGCCCGGCGCCGGCCCGCGCCCAGCTCCTGGACGGTCGCCCGAAGCTCCTTCGTCAGACCGGGCAACGCCTTGGCGTCGCTGGTCGAGTCGATCGCGCCGGCTAGCCGGTACGCGGTCTCGACGAGCGTGGTCTCCAGCGGCGACAGCTCGCCGAGCCGGGCCAGGTCCGCCCGGGTCGCCTGCTCCATCCCGCCCGGGCCGGCCCTGGCCGGCGCGGCCGGCGGCGCGGAGGCCAGCGTCGTCTCCAGGCCGAGCAGCTCCAGCACGCCGACGCCGAGGACCGCGGCCAGCGCGGCCAGCTCGTCGACGTCGGTCCGCCGCTCGCCGCGCTCCAGCTTGAAGAGGCCGCTCGCCAGGATCGGTTGGCCGTGTTCCCGGAGCTTGGCCTCAAGGTCGCGGTAGGACCACCGTTGCCGTTTCCGCAGCTCACACACCTTGCGAGCCAGTTCGTGACTCGCTGCAACCGTTTCCACCTGCGAACGCCCCCAATTTCCGGCCCGGCGAGAGAAAACGGGAGCAGCGGAGCGATGGGGTCATCCAGAGGGCTTAAATGGGACTTTATGCTCGGGGGGTGTGTGACTGTGTGTCACCACTCGCTGATGAGGCGAGGTCGCCTGTCCCCTGTGCCCTTGACCTGGTTGCACTTCTGCCCGCAGGTAGGGCATGGGCAGGAGCTGCCGTG